TCGCCGCCGATCCGGGCTGTGACCACCGCGACCGCGCACAGTGGCGCAAGGCCAACCCTGCCATCGAGGCCGCCATCGGCGTGACCGCCGCCTTCCTCGATGACGAGACCGGCGCGCCGCAGGTGCCGGTCATCGCCACCACCGTCGGCCAGGCCATCCGCTCGGTCTACGGGCCGGCGGTGTCGATGGTCAAGAACGAGCCGGAGTTGGAGTCGCGGGCGCTGATCTTCAGCGGCATCGCCACACCGCGCGTCGAGGTGCCGTCCAACGAGGGCGTCATGTTCCCGATGTCCAACGATGTCGACGGCCTGCAGGGCCTCGATCCGTCAGTGGCCATCGCCGACGAGATCGGTTTCCAGCCCGAGGATGCCTGGGGCGCGCTGCTGATGGCCGGCGGCAAGCGCCCGCGCTCGCTGGTGCTCGGCATGGGCACGCCGGGCATCGACCATGACAATGCGCTGTACCTCGTGCGCCAGCGGCTGGCCGAGGGCGGTCAGATCCCGCGCTTCGCATTCCGCGAGTTCGCCGCCGATCCGGGCTGTGACCACCGCGACCGCGCACAGTGGCGCAAGGCCAACCCTGCCATCGAGGCCGGATTCCTGCGTGAGTCGGCCCTCGAGACCGACCTGCGGCTGATGCCCGAGGCCCGCTTCCGCATCTTCCGGCTGGGCCAGTGGGTCGACGGCTTCGCGTCGTGGCTGGGCGAGGACGGCCGGATGGTGTGGGACGGCCTGCGCCGCAACGTCAGGCCGATCGCCGGCGCGCCGACGTGGATCGGCGTGGACATCGGCATCAAGCGCGACTCGACCGCGGTGTGCATGGTCCAATCGCTCGACGACGGTCACCTGGGCGCCTGGGTGCGGCTGTGGGTGCCGACCAAGGACGAGCCGGTTGACGTGACCGACGTCATGGAGCACCTGCGCCGCCTGTCGGCCACGTACAAGGTCGGCGGCATCAGCTTCGACCCGCGCTACTTCGACGTGCCGGCCAAGATGCTCCACGACGAGGGCCTGCCGATGGTCGAGGTGCCACAGAGCCCGGAGCGCATGACGCCCATCATCGGCGACCTATACGACCGCATCATGCGCGGCGAGATCCACCACGACGGCGACGAGGCGTTCACGCAGCAGGTGCTCAACGCCGTGCCGCGTTTCACCGACCGCGGGTTCACCCTCCAGAAGTCCAAGAGCAAGGGCCGGATCGACGCCTGTATTGCGCTGGCGCTGGCGGTCGACCGCGCCCAGAACCGCGCCAAGCCCAAGCCCTCGCTGTTCGTGGGCAGGACGGCGGCATGAGCCACCCAGATGAGGGCCGCCCGGGCTCCTACCTGACCGCAGGCGAGCGGAGCGCGCTGGAAGCGGTGCTCACCCACGGCACGGTCAAGGGCGCCGCGGCGGCACTCGGCAAGAGTCCGGCCACCGTCGACCACCAGCTGCGCAACGTCCGCTCGCGGCTCGGTGTGACGACCACCATCGAGGCGGTCCGCGTGGTGTTCATCGAGACCCCCGATATAGCGTGATTCCGCGGGTAGGCACCCGTCATACGCCGTCATACGGTGCGATCAGCAATGGCGACGTTTACCTGGCCATGGTCGCGGCGTGAGCGGTTCGGCGAGTTCTCCATCGGAGACCCCGCCTTTGCGGCATGGCTGCGCGGTGCGACCGATGCCGAGTCCGAAATCGTCAACGCCAGCACCGTCCTGGGCATCAGCGCGGTCCTGCGCTCGGTTTCGGTCATCAGCACGACCATCGCCGATCTGCCGCTGCGCACCTATGAGCGCCGCGGCGACGACCGCGCCCAGATCCCGAGCGTGTTCGACGACCCGTATCCCGGCGAGGAGGGCATGACGCCGTTCGCGTGGGTCGAGACGGTGCTCATCCACCTGCTCCTGTGGCGCAACGCCTACCTGTGGAACGAGACCCGCGACCGCGGCGGCTTCATCAGCTCGTACCGCCCGCTGCTGCCCGATGTCATCACCAAGGTCGAGGTCAAGGCGGGACGCAAGGTGTTCACCTACCGCGACCCCGACACGCAGCAGCCGCGCGAGGTCGGGACCGAGATGATCACCCACATCCCCGGCCCTTCCCTGGACGGTCACTTCGGACATCCGTTCCTGTCCGGCGCACGGGCCATCTTCTCGGCCGCCATCTCCGGCGACAAGGCCGCCCAGAAGGTGCTCCGGCGCGGCATCCGGGTCGCGGGGCTGGTGACGCCGGCCGATGGCGAAGAGGTCGACCCGACCGAGTCCGAGGAGATTCTGAACAAGCTGCGGGCCGAGATCGTAGGCAGCGACAACGCCGGAGACATCGCCTTCGTCAACCGCCGCCTGAAGCTCGACCCGTGGACGCCGACCAACGTCGAGTCGCAGTGGGATCAGACCCGCAAGCACGTACTCGGCGAGGTCGGCCGCCTGTTCGGCATCCCGCCGCACCTGCTCAACGACACCGAGAAGCAGACGTCCTGGGGCACGGGCGTGGCCGAGCAGAACCTCGGCCTGGCTCGCTACACCCTCAAGGGCTGGTCGACCCGCATCGAGCAAGCCTTCACCCGTAAGCTGCCGCGCGGCCAGTTCGTGGAGTTCGACTACAAGGGGCTGCTGCAGGGCACGCCGGCCGATGAGATCCAGCTGATCCTCGATCAGATGGAGGGTGGGCTCATCACCCGCGACGAGGGCCGCAAGATCCTCAACCTGCCGCCGCTGACCGCCAAGCAGCGCCGCGAACTCGATGCCCGCCCGGTCGTGACCCGCACCCGCGTCCGGCCGACCCCGCTCCCCGTTCGTCAGGAGGCGACCGCATGACCACCAAGCGCAGCCCGCTCCTCGATATCGCCGGCAAGCAGTCGGAGCGCATCACCTTTGCGGGCACCGTCACCGCCGAGGGCCGACGCCTACGCGGATCGGTCCAGCTGGCCGGACAGCGCACATGGCGCAACGGCGAGTGGCTGGAGGTCGACCCGGCCGCCCTGGTGGCGGCCGATGCCTCCGACGTGGTCGCCCGGCTCGATCACGACCCCGGCAAGGTGCTCGGCCGTACCTCAAACAGCACCGTGCGCCTGTCTCGTACCGACCAGGGCATCGACTACGAGGTCGACGAGCTGCCGAACACCACCTACGCCAACGACACGCTGGAGCTGGTGCGCGGCGGCTACATCACCGGCTCGTCCTTCGAGATCGAGGGCATGCGCTCCACGTTCCTGACCGATCCCGAGGATGGCTCGCGGATTCGGCGCATCACCCATATCGACCGGCTGACCGATGTGTCGCCGGTATTCCATCCGGCGTTCACCGCCTCGTCCGTCGCAGCTTTCAGTAAGGAGACTCCCATGTCCGACGAAACGACCACGGCCCCGGAGACTCCGGCTGCCACGGTCAACCCACCGGCGCCCGCGCCGGAGCCAAAGTCGGCGACGTTCGCCGAGAAGCCCGGCGTCGTCGCCCAGTTCGCGGCCGCCGCCCGCCAGCTCACCACCGAGCAGATCGCGGACGTGATGGACAACATCATGGCCGAGTCCGGTGGCGACCTGTCCGGCGAGATGCTCGAGCGCTACGAGGCGTTCGCCTCGGTCCACGCCGAGCGCACGGCGGTCAGCACCGAGGAGCGCGACCGCGCCAGCCGCATGAAGGCGCTCCATGACCTGCGCCTCGGCCGCGTCCCGAAGGCGCCGACCGAGAGTGGCCTGGTCGCCTCGGACGACTACCGCGAGGCGTTCAACCGCTACATCCGCGGCAACATCACGGCCATGGAGCAGTTCGCCCAGTCGATCGCCGGCGACGGCACGCAGGGCGGCTACACCGTGCCCGAGGACTTCCGCACCAAGATCACCGAGACCATGGCGGCCTACGGCGGCATCCAGCAGGAGGCCGAGGAGCTGACGACCGGCGACGGGCGTGCCCTTCCGTGGCCGACCAACAACGACACGGCCAACAGCGCAGCGGTCGCGTCCGAGGGCTCGGCCCCGGCGTCGGGCGGCGCGGATCTGGTGTTCGGCGAGGTCAGCCTCGGCGCCTTCAGCATCGCGGCCACCGGTGCCGGCAACGCCCCGCTGAAGGTGAGCTGGGAGCTGCTGCAGGACTCGCAGATCGACTTCGCGGCCTTTGTGGCCCGCAAGCTCGGCGAGCGGCTCGGCCGCAAGAAGGCCGCGCTGTACGCCACGGGCGTCGGCACGACCGAGCCCTTCGGGCTGCTGGCCAAGACGCCGGACTCGATGACCGCCACGACCATGTTCGCGGCGCTGGTCGAGCACATGTTCCAGGTCAACGAGGCATACCGCTCCGGTGGCAACTGCCGCTGGGTCATGTCCGACACGACGCTGGCCAAGGTGTACGGCTCGGTCGACCTCAATGGTCGCCCGCTGTTCATCCCCTCGGCCGACGCCTCGGGCGCCGGTCGCCCGGCAGGCACGCTGCTCGGCTTCCCGGTCCGGCTCGACCAGGGCGCTGGCAACCTCGTCGCCTTCGGTGACATCCGCGCCGGCTACATCATCCGCAACGTGCGCGGCATCGAGGTCGTGGTGGACCCGTACAACAACACGGCCACCCGCCAGAACGCATACCACGCCTGGACTCGCACCGACGCGAACATCCAGGACAGCGCGGCGGTCAGCGTGTCTGACTACAGCAGCGTCACCGCCGACGCGACAGCCTGAGGGAGGACGACATGACAGTCCCTGTCGCCCTTCCGGGGCCTCGCTCCAATCGGAACCGGTCAGGGTTCATCGGCCTCGCCGATGACCTGGCCGCGACCGACATCATCCTCGCGGTCGGTGACTACACCGGCGGCGCGGAAGAGGACATGTTCACCCTGTCGGCCCACGGCCTGGCCGATGGCGCCTACGTGTGGCTGCTCCACGTGACAGCCCTCGGCACCGTCACTGGCCGGGTCGGGACCGGCTTCCGCGTCAACGTCCTGTCGGCCAACACCTTCCAGCTGACCGACAAGTCGGGGACAGTCATCGAGAACACCGCTGACGGCAGTGCCTGGTTCCTCAAGGGATCGCACAGCACGCCCGACGCGGTGGTCCAGAACGTGATCCTGCCGAACCTCATCGTGGCGGCCGGCGACTACACCGGCGGCACCACGGAGGACATGTTCACGCCGTCCTCGGCCTACGGGCTCATCGGCCTGTACGAGGCGGACCCGCTCAAGCTGCTCTACAAGTCCGCGGCGGGCGTCGTGACCGGGATCTCGACCGGGACCACGGTGTATGCCAAGAGCGTCACTGCCTCGGCGTTCGAGCTGGCGGCCACCGCCGCCGGCGCGGACATCGAGAACACCGCTGACGGCACGGCGGTGTTCGTGAGGACCAGCTAATCCGGCGAGGGTCGGCCGCGCTTCGCTCGGGCGCGGTCGGCCCTCATTCAACAAGGAGGTACCGATGGCGCACACCTACGCCAGCGTGGCCCAGTTCAACGACTGGCTGCGTGATGCTGGGTCGACCACCTTTGCCTCCGAGTCCGCACTCATCATTGGCCGCAAGCTGTCGGTGCTGGAGGCGGTCAGCCGCACCATCGACGCGTTCTGCCACCGCTCCCTATTCGGCTCCGGCTTCGGCCCGCGCACCGGTACCAACCGCTACGACGGCTCCGGCCGCTCGACGCTGTACCTCGCCGACGACCTACTGAGCCTGACATCGGTCTCGGAGCGCACCGCCATCGGCGGCACCGCCACCACGCTGACCGAGGAAACCGACTTCATCCTCGCCCCGTATGACAGCAGCCCCAAGCGGCTGCTGATCGGTGAGGGCTCGGCCGGGACGCGCACCTTCGCCACCGGCCACCGCCGCATTGAGATCGTCGGCAGCTGGGGCTACGCCGACACCCGCATCACCGCCACCGCCACAGGCAACGCCATCGCCGGCACGACCACCAACAGCGTCACCGTCTCGGCGGCGACCGAGTGCAGCCCCGGCCAGACGCTGCTGATCGACGATGAGCAGCTCTACATCCGCTCCATCGCCACGACCACCCTGACCGTCGAGCGCGGTGCCAATGGCACGACCGCCGCCACCCATGGCGCGGCATCGGCCATCGACATATACACCTATCACCCGCGCGTGGTGGCCTGCCAGCAGGACGTTGCGCTGCTGCGCTGGAAGCGCCGCGATGCCGGATCGGACGCGACCGACGGCGGCGGCGGTGCCATGCCACAGATCCGGCCCAACCGCGACGAGCTGAGCACCCTCCACAGCCACCTGAGCGGGCTGCGCGCGGTGCTCTGGACGTAGACGATGGCCAGACCCTCACGACTCCGCAACGTGGCTCCCGCGGGTCCCTCCATCGCCCTCAGCGGGGCCGTGGCCAGCGTCGAGCTGTCCGGCCCGTTCTTCACCCGCGACCCACGCCAGACCGTTCGCCAGAACATCCGCCGCATGATGGATGCGCTGGCCGCTGAGATGGAGGGCGGCGTCCGCACCGGCATGGAGGCGGCGTCCGGCTCGATGCCGGCCTGGACCGGCTGGACGCGCGACCACGTCGTGGGTCGCACCAGCTCGCTGAGCGGCCGGCGCTGGGGCCTGACGGCCGTGGTCAGCGCCAACACCGCGGGTATGGACCGCACGGGAGCCATCCGCACCAAGGCCGCCGCCGCATCCATCGAGCGCCGCTTCCACCCGTTCCGGCGCACGACGCAGCGCGCCAACCGGGCCCGCGCTGTGCTGGCCGCCAACCTGACGGCCGGGATCGAGTAGCCCGATGGCCTACGCCGACCAGATCGCTGCCATCAAGACCCACGCCGTCGCGGCCGGTGCAGCGCTCACCCGACCGATCCTCGACGTCGAGATCGGCCCGCCCTACCCCGGCACCGGGCGCTGCGTGCGGATCAGCTACGGCGGCGAGACCGAGCCGGTGCGCATGGGCGGCCCGCGCGTCTTGGACGCCGAGCTGATCGCCGAGCGCATCGTGCTGACCCTTTGGATTCCGGTCACCAACCTGTCCCTCCAGGAGATCGCGGCGGTCGAGACCGAGCTGTATGCCTTCAAGCACGAGCTGCGCACCCGCGTGCTGGGCGACTCCCAGCTCGGCGGCAAGAGCACCGACCTGGAGATGGCGTACTGCGAGGTCGACTACGGCGTCATCGGCAACGCCCGCTATCGCGTCCTCGAGACCGAGTTCCTCACCGATTACCAGGAGTACACGATCGCGCCATGAAGTACCGCGTCGCCCACTCGACCAGCGTCCGCGTCGGCAAGACGGTCCACGACTTCCCGCGCGGCGAGGTCATCCCCGCCACCCGCATCCCCAAGGAGGCGCCGCTCGACGAGTGGATCGCCTCGGGCCACTTCGTACCGGTCAAGGAAGGTAAGCGATGAGCAAGAGCACCGGCATCGGGAGCCGCTTCTTCCTGGGCGGCTACGACGTGTCCGGCGACGTGGGCGCGCTGCAGGGCGCCAACCTGACGCGCACCGTGCTCGACGTGACGGGCCTCGACAAGAGCGCCATGGAGCGCATCGGCGGCTTGGCCGACGGCGAGATCAGCTACAACGGCTTCTGGAACGTGGCCGACGACGCGCTGCACGAGGCCGCATCCTCGCTGCCGTCGACCGATCGGCATGCCATGTACTGCCATGGCGTGACCGTCGGCGCCGCCGCCGCCGCGCTGGTCGGCAAGCAGATCAACTTCAACGCCACCCGCGGCCAGGACGGCTCGCTGGTCACCGCCGCCCAGGCCCAGGCATCGGCCGGCGTGCCGCTCGAGTGGGGCGTGCTGCTGACCACTGGCAAGCAGACATTCGCCAGCGCGGCGAACGGCGCCAGCATCGACAACGGCGGCGCCAGCGCGTCCGGTGCCGCCGCCTACCTGCAGGTGTTCAGCGTCGGCTCCGGCACGGTCGAGGTCGACGTGCAGGACTCGGCTGATGACGCGGCCTTCGCGGCCATCACCGGCCTGGAGTTCACCGGCGCCTCGGCGCGCGCCGTCGAGCGCCTGGAGGTCAGTGGCGCCGTGCGCCAGTACGTCCGGGTGGCCGTCGCCGGGACCTTCACCAAC